TGCAACATCGTCATAATTGAATGTGTAAGAAATGAAGTCGTTTGAAACGCTTTGGAAAGGTGCAAATTCAAGCTTGAGTTCCTTCCACTTTTCAGGCATTTCAACAGCCACAAAGCCATTGAGTGTAGAACCCGAATTGATAGTACCTGTAAGTGCTTCCGCTGTAGTTCCCGAAGTGAGAACCGCCATAAGTGCATTTGAAGAACCTGCGGCGTTTGGAATTTCAGTGCCGTCAACGTAAACCTTGAATGCTGCAAGCTGTGAAATAGTAATAGCTTCAGCACCGGAGTTCATAACTGAAAAGCTGATTTCAAGGTATTCCTTATCGGTGGCTTGAACGTTTCCGTAAGCAGCTTCAATTTTACTGCAAGTTACATTAAGGTCATGGAGTTGCTGAGCAGTACCCATCTGTCCGACTGTTTCCACGCCTGCCGGAAGTGCGTCAGGCTGAACCGGAGTTTCGGCAGCGGCATTGTGGTTTGAGGTAGTCGCACTATTATTATCTGCCTGTGAAGCACCTGATGAAGATGATGAAGCCGATGAACTCGAAACATTGCTGTCGGTCTTCTTCTTACAACCGGTTGCGAAAGGCATAATGGTCATACAAGCTATTAAGGTAACAAGAATAATTTTCTTAAAATTTTTCATGTAAATTTTCTCCTCCTGTAAAATTGTTCTCAAAAATAGATTTGCATTTCTATTTTATCATCATGCGACACTTTTTTCAAGTGTTTTTCGCAAATCATAAGTAATTTATTCTGAAATGGAAACGAAAATTGTAAATTAATTATTAACTTTCGGCTATTTCACGGAAATCTGCACGTTCATGTGCAGAAAAAGCCGTTTTTTCAGGTATATGCAGGGGAGGTTACTTCTTCCGTACTACAGAAAAAGGAGGTGTCCTGACATTGACACAAAATTCCAACTCGGTTAAGCGAAAGCTCTTTTGTTATTTTTTCCTCAAACTCGGAAACATACATGAAGCAGGTATAAAGGCAGGTTTCCCCGAAAAAGATGCTTACATAGAGGGAATAAAAACACTTGAACTTCCGACTTACAGAACATTACTTACCCGTATTTCAGAAACGATAAGGCAACCGCCGGTAAATTTCATTCAGTCAGGTCTTGAAAGGCTTGCATTCGGTTCAACTAATGACTGTATAAAACTTATGCTATCGGACGAACCGCCTGAAGACAGTGAAATTGACAGGTTGAATCTTTTTAATGTTTCCGAAATAAAGCGTGTCAAGGGCGGAGGGCTGGAACTTAAATTTTTCGACAGACAAAAGGCACTTGAGAAGATGTTTGAATTTGCCAATTCGTCTGTATCTTCAAATTCCGCATTAAGCCTTATAGAAGCTCTCTCAGCCCCCGAAACATTTTCGGGTATCGACACGGAGGCTGATACCGATGAAGCTTGACACATTCTCGCTTAAACAGAAGATTACTGTTAAGTGGTGGAGCAGTCCGCAATTAAGCTCTTATGACGCAATAATATGTGACGGAGCAGTCAGAAGCGGGAAAACGCTTTCAATGTCACTGGGATTTGTGGCATGGGCAATGACTTCGTTCAGGGATTCATCGTTTGCCCTGTGCGGAAAGACCATAACTTCACTAAAAAGAAATGTGGTTACTTCATTGCTTGATATGCTCGGCTTTTACGGGTTCATATGCATTGAGAAAGTCAGCAAGAACTATATTGATATATCTATAAGGGGCATATCAAATCGTTTTTATCTTTTCGGCGGTAAGGATGAAGCTTCCGCAAGTCTTATTCAGGGAATGACTCTTTCAGGTGTGCTGTTCGATGAAGTGGCACTTATGCCACGTTCATTCGTTGAGCAGGCAATAGCCCGTTGTTCCGTGAACGGTTCAAGACTCTGGTTTAACTGCAATCCCGACAATCCCTATCACTGGTTCTACAGGGAGTGGATTCTGAAGGCAAAGGATAAAAACGCCTTGTATCTGCACTTCACGATGGACGATAATCCCGCCTTGTCGCCGGAGATAAGGAAGCGTTATAAAAGGCTCTATTCGGGGATATTTTATGACCGGTTTATTCTCGGGAAATGGGTTGCTTCCAGTGGTGTAATATATCCGATGTTCAACCCGAAAATTCATGTGTTCAGCAAACCTCCTGAAAATTGTTCACGCTATTTCATTTCGTGCGATTACGGAACAGTAAACCCCTGTTCATTCGGACTGTGGGGATTTTCGGAAGGTATATGGTACAGGCTTGAAGAATACTACTATTCTTCAAAGAGGGAGGGAATTTCAAGAACCGATGAAGAACATTATTCGGCTCTGGAGAAACTCGCAAAGGATATTCCGATAGAAAGTGTTATAGTAGACCCTTCCGCTTCAAGCTTTATCGAATGCATAAGAAGACATGGCAAATTCAATGTCATTCATGCCAGAAATGACGTTATCAGCGGTATCCGCAAGGTCAGTGATGCCCTTAAACAGAGAAAAATAATGTTTTCGGCTGACTGCACTGACTGCCTGCGTGAATTCTCTCTCTATCGCTGGAATGAGAAATCGGGCGGTGACATACCTGTTAAGGAAAATGACCATGCACTTGATGATGTGAGATATTTTGTTACTCATGTACTTTCGCACCCCACAGGCAGTGAATTTTTTGTTGCAAGTCTTTCACGCCAGCACTCTTAAACTTTTTGAAAGAAGGTGAATTTATTTGTCAGATTGTTTTATTCAGACTGCACCGAGGTTCAGTCCGAACGCATATGAAATACCGCTTTGTGAAAACAGGCTTTACGAGAAGATAAGAAGCAGTGTTCCGATAGTCGATGCCGCAATTACAAAGATAGTCAGACTTACGGGCGGATATAGGGTAATATGTTCGGACGAAACTTTGCAGACAACACTTGACAACTTTATTGAAAATGTGCCGGTAGGGCTTTCATCACAGTCCCTGCAAGCATTTACTGACAGTTTTCTTGACAGCCTGATAACTTACGGAAATGCGGTAGGGGAAATTATTGTTGACCCGGAAACTTTAAGGTTATCAGGGCTTTATAACGGCGATGTGAGAAACCTTATAGTTGCACCGTCCGGAGTTCCTTTCAAACGTTCTTATTTTGTGAGAGATGAGAGGGGTATACCTCAGCCGGTACAGAAACCGCAACTTATACTCTTTTCGGCACTCAGCCCCAAGAACGGCAATATATACGGCGATTCAGTCTTAAAGGGATTACCTGCGTTTTCTTCCGTGCTTATGAGAATATACGAATGCATAGGACAGAATTACGACAGAATGGGAAATGTCCGTTATGCCGTTACCTACAAACCGAGTGACCCCAACGAGATGCCTTACGCAAAGGACAGGGCAGAACAGATTGCTAAGGAATGGGCTGACGGCATGAATGCTTCCAAATACGGTGAGGTAAGGGACTTCGTGGCGGTCGGCGATGTCGATATAAAGGTTATCGGTTCGGAAAACAAACTTATTGATACGAACATTCCCGTAAGACAGATTATTGAACAGCTTATTTCAAAGCTTTCAATACCGCCGTTTCTGCTTGGTCTGAACTGGTCAACTACCGAAAGAATGTCAACCCAGCAGTCAGATATTCTCACATCGGAACTTGAATATTATCGCCGTATACTTACACCGGTTATAAAATCCGTATGCAATGCATTTCTCAGGCTTCTCGGTTCGGAAGCGGAAATTACAGTTGAGTGGGATAATATCAACTTGCAGGATGAAGTTGAACTTGCGGACGCAAGACTCAAAAATGCTCAGGCACTTGAGATTGAAACACGTCTTAAATCACAGAATTAAAAAACAGGAGGTATTTAAATTATGTACGACAACATCAAACTTGAAAAAGGGCTTTATAACCTTTCCGGAAAAAGTTTTGTTGAAGCCCTCGAAGCTCTCGACCCGTCAGAAAATTATGCGGATACACCTATGGCGAGCCTTGACGCATACGAAAGACAGCTTAAAAGGTTCGACATCAAGGTGAGTGGAAAAGATTGCGATACAGTCGAAAAATTCTTCAAGACCACAGAAAGTGCGGTTCTTTTTCCTGAATTTATCAGACGTGCGGTAAAGCAGGGCTTTGACGGCTCAATTCTTCCGAATATTCTTGCAGTTGTTACAAAGACAGATTCAAATGCATATACAGGTTGCGTTGCAAGTGCCGGAAACACACCTTATACATCAGTTACAACTCAGGGAAATGCACTTCCGGAAACAACAATTTACGAAGATACGACAACGACAACTCTCGGCAAGTACGGCAGAGCCGTAAACTGTTCATATGAAGCCGTAAGACTTCAGAAACTTGACGTTCTGGCGGTAATGTTCAGTGCAATCGGTTCTAAACTTGCGAATGCCGTTGTCAATAAGGTTATTACCATTGCGAAGACAGGTGCTACAGTTACTTCAATTGCAGGTTCAGCACTTGCGTATTCGGATATTGCGACACTTTACGGCAAGTTCTCCGATTACAACATGACAACAATGATTGCATCACCTGCAATTGTTGCGGATATTCTCGCAATGACACAGATGAACTATTGCCGTTCCGAAAAGTGCGACAGAATTACAATGCCTTTCGGAGCTGAACTTGTGAAGTCCTCACAGATGGACAGCAAGAACATTATCGGACTGGACAAACGCTTTGCCCTCGAACTCGTCACAAGCTCGGATATTATCATGGAAACAGACAAGATTATCAACAGACAGCTTGACTGCTTCACAATTTCAATCAATGCCGGCGTTAAGAAAATCATGGGTGACGCTGTTCAGGTTCTCAAGATTTCATCATAATAAAGCGGCTTTTCTTCATTATTTTTTTCATAAGGGGTAAGTTGTACTTGCCCCTTAAAATTAAAAGGAGGATTGAAAAGAATGGATACCGAAAATATGCTCAGTGAACTTAACAAGTTCACCAGAAGGGAACATACTGCCGGGGAAGTTTATATGTTTGACATAATCCTTTGCGACAATGATGTTGACAGGGACTTTGAAGCCTTTTCGGACAAGTCGCTTAAAAAACTCTGTGAACTTTTCGTAGGCAAGACGGGAATTTTCGACCATAACCCGAAAGGTTCAAACCAGACCGCAAGAATTTTTCATACGGAACTTGTGACGGACGAAAACAGAACCACGAAACTTAATACCCCATATACAGCCCTGAAAGCGTGCGGCTATATGGTGCGTACGGATTCAAATTCAGACCTGATAAAAGAAATTGATGCAGGCATAAAGAAAGAAGTAAGTATTTCCTGTTCGGCAGGCTCGAAGACTTGTTCGATATGCGGAGCAGACCTTAAAAAGTCACATTGTTCCCATGTAAAAGGCAGGACTTACGGCGGAAAGCTCTGTTACTCGGTAATCAACGATATTTCGGACGCTTATGAATGGAGTTTCGTTGCTGTACCTGCTCAGGTTAATGCAGGGATTACAAAGAAATTCAGTGAGTTTGAAAGAAATCAGGCGGTTTCACATCAGGAAAATCAGATTGCGGACGAAGTTACAAAGGGCTTGAAAGAAGATATTGTGAAATTCATGTTTCTTAAATCAGGTGCGGATTATTCTGTTATCTCGAATGCCGTTTCAAAGATGAGTATGGAAGAATTGCTTTCGCTCAGGAAAGAACTTTGTACAACTGTTTCAAAGACCATTCCGAAAAAACCACAGCTTATACCGGAGAAGCAGGCACAGGAATTGTCAGATTACCGCATTTAAGACTTAACTGAAAGGGGGCTTAAAAAATGGATGTAAGCAGTGTATCCTCTGCATTTCTCATGTTTACGGGGCTTGAAGACGAAAAGCCGTATCTTCCCTTAATTCTGACATCGGTCAGCGAAATCGAAAATATCTTAAAGGACGATGTGGACAAAACTGATATGAGATTGATAGTGCTTACAGCATCGCTTGCAAATCTCAGATATACGGAAATGATGGCGAGCCGTGAACGCTTCAAGTATACGGCAAACGGTGCGGTAGCTTCGGCACATGACGATTCAGCACAGGTAAATTCAGCCCGTTCGATGTTTCAGTGTTTTCTGACAGCATCAAAAGACCTTGTGAAAGACGAAAGATTTTTCTTTTCGGGTGTATAACTAAAATGGGGTGCGTAAATAAGCACCCTTTAAAATTAAGGAGGTTTTGAAATTGAGCGGTATAAACACCTTAATCAATGAAATATTCAGTCTTTTTTCCGATATGGAAATGTACAAACAGCATGATAAATTTCCGCTTGAGAAACGCAGTAAAAAAATATTTGCGACAATGGGTATTACGGAGCTTTCATATAACAATTATTACGATTACGGACCACTCAGCCAGACATATCCGACACAGCTTAAATTGAAAATTGCTGTTTTTGCAAGCCCTGATTCTTCCGAAGAAGTCCTTTATGAATTCCTTGAAGGCAGGATTATTCCAAGGCTCTATAAAAACAGTTACAATGTAAAAAACATTAAAATAAGCGGAGCGGAATATAACAGGGAATATGACAGACTGAGCCTTGTTTCCGAAATCCTTATGACGGGCTACAGTACCAAGAGCAAAAAATAAAAGGCGGTGATTTAATTGGATACTACAATTGTGAAAAACGGACGTTGGGGACTTTCGATTGGTGCGATTTATTTCAACATACTTGCTTACAGAATCGAGAGGGAAAGTGCATACAAAGACTATGTGACAATATCGAGAAAAACAGTATTTTTCGAGGGCGGTGCGAAAGCTTATAAACTGAAATTGAAATGTATTGTTGAAGAAAAATATGCGAAAGTTGCCGCCATACTTGATGCAGCAATCGGTAAGAACACGAAATACTATTTCAATATCAGCAGCAAGATAAAAATTATAGGTGCGTATCTTGTAAGATATGTTGTTTCGGAAGTATACGATGAAAATATGATTGAATGTGAACTTGAATTCATGAGCAGTGTAACTATCTCGGAGGTGACGGATTAATGTCGAAAGCTGTACCTGTAAGTATTACACTGTTCAGTACAACGGCGGGAACGGAATTTTCTTCGGACAACTGTATCTGGTTCAGATTCGAGAAGGAAGAATATACACCTTACACATATCTTTCGGCGGTATTTTTAGCGGAATCCCCTATAACATCGGATATTGCTTCGGTTAAATTCTTCGTGAACAGCAAAAATATTCATTACGGACTGATTGAAAGATTAGAGAATACCAGAAGCGATAAGGGCTGGCTTCTGAAAATCATTTCAAAGGGATTTACTTCACTGCTGACACAGAACCAGATTACACCGGGTCTTAAGAACAATGTTTCCTTGAATTCGCTGATGACGGAATTCATACAGTTTCCGAATATCACATACGAAAACAATTCGACCACGGTAAATTATATTTTTGTCAAGCAGTATTCTACATTCTGGGACGCAGTTACGAACCTCTGCTATAAGCTCAATTCTTCATATCCGTATATCAGCGGTACAAATCAGATTACTTTTTCGCTTCCGTCAAGCCCGAAAAATATCACCCTTGAAGACGACAAGTGTATATCATGCGGAAAAGTCGTTGAATATTCAAAAATCATAAGCGATATACATATGCAGGATATAAACGGCAATTACAATTCATATAACCTTACGGACACCGATGCCAAGGCAAGAAATATTGTAAGGCACAAACATATTGACCTTGACAGGCAGTATTTAAGCAATCCCGATGATGCACTTGACTACAGGAGAAATCTTTCCTATCGTGGGTGGTACTCATTTTTTGCGGAAACACCGTTTTATCAGGACTGTGACCTTAATGACAAGATTAAGATAGTTTCGCTTTCCCAGACTGATTATATGAACATAAATAAAATTGTTATAACAGGCAATCAGTACGCAATTACAACGAAGGTTTTCGCATATCAGGACAAGTATTGCAATAAAACTTAATCACATTTTTATCTTTTCTGCATAATATATTATTGTGGCAGGTTGCATGGGAAGATATTCGGGGG